ATTTTGCATAGCTACAGCTTGTGATTTCAAAGCATCGCCATAAACATTACCATACATTTTAGAAGCAACATCTGATTGTTTAGTTAATAAATCTTTTATAACTTCAGACTCTAGTATTCCTTGTCTACTTCCACCTAGTTGACCTGCTGATGTAGCACCTCTCCTAGCTTGTTGTAGTAGTCTTGAAGCACTTTCTTCCATTGGTCTTGTTCCTGCTCTCAATGCTTGTTGAAACATTGGGTCAGCAAATCTAGCAGAAGGGTCTGCCATCAGACTTGTAAATCCTGGTACTAAAGCATTAGCAATATCTTGTTGCCCACCTCTAGCTTGTTGTATTCCAAGATCTTCTGCTTGTAATTGCAAGTCAGTAGGATCAGCATAAGTTTGTCCTGTATAGAACTGCTGTGGTGTCATGTTTTGAGCTTGTTGAAAAATATCCTTTAAATAAGGAGATTGTGCTTCCCATGGCTCTGATTTTGATGTTTGGGTTTGTGACCCACTTCCTCCACTCATAATTGACCTCTTAATGATACGATGTTAATTTTTTTCCTAAGACTGTGTATATTTCTTTATATTCATAGCCTTCTAATTCTTTTTTAAATCCTTTTCTGCAAAACATTTCTACTGCTTCACAATCCATATGTCTAGCCCATTCTTCTATAATTTTAAGAGTATGTTTCCATTTCTTAAATTCTATTCCTCCTAGAGTAACTATTCTACAAACAGTTTTGTTTGGATAATCAATAATTTGCGTTGCTCCTGCTCCATATATTTTTTCATTATCATCAAATATAACCCAGAGTTGCATTTCTTGATTTTCGCAAAGTTCTTTAATATCTTCTAGACTTAGTTCTTCTTGGCTTTTGTTATTAGCTAATTCTAAAAACTTGTAACATTTATTCCAAATCTTAGATACATTTCCTGACTCTATTCCTGATATATATAAATTCACCCTAATTTCACCCAGCTTCCTGCTGCATTTCTAAAATAAACTCCTTCTGAACTTCCTGGATTAAAGTTTGTGCCATCTGCATATACTATATCTCCTTGCTTTATTCTGCTTGGTTCTACATTTTTAACCTCTATAAAACTAGTAGGGTTTTCTTCTAATGCTGCTTGTATTTTCTGAAATTCTTGTAATAAATATTGGGGTAAATCTTCAGGATTATCAGGTACTGGATTAGGCGTATATTTAGGTGCTTGGGACATTTATCGTTCTCCTATTACCTCATATTCTATATCATATCCGTTTAATTCAAAAGTTGTAGCTGTTGTGTTTTGAAACTTAATAGCTATGTATTTACCTGTGGCTCTAGCATCTACCTTGTTTTGTGTATCAGGGTCTATAGTTTGCTGTGTTTTGTATGTATATGTACCATCAGGGGTCATAGAACTTCCTACAAATACTTCAGCAGTTCCTGTGCTAGAAAACCTTGGGGTAATCTTTCTTACTTGTTTTACTGTATTAGTATTACCATCAAGGGTTAATCCTTTTCTCTCCAAAATCATAGTAAAGTCAGATCCTGCAAAATCAAACCCATTGTCTGCTCTGTATAGCTTAGTATCTCCTGTACTAGACATTAGTATGCTAGTTTCTGTTGGGTTAAAGTTTCTTTGACCCCAGTTCTCAGTAGTGCTGTAGGCTATCCAACTTTGTGATTGACCTGACCATAAGACTGCTGATGAGCCTGGATTTACTATACCTGTTGCTATATGTAAAATATCAGGCAGTTCTCTAAAACTAAAAGCATTAGCTTCATAATTCCATATTAAGGCTTTATTGCAGAATGTTGAACCTACTGTTGGGTAAGATACCCATATTTCATTCTTTTGTTTGTTATGAGTTACAAATATGTTTGCATAATTAGTGCTGTCTATTTCTTCAAATAATGTTCTTTTAACGACTGTACTTGCAACTGACTCTTTAGATACTCCGTTATGGACAATTAAATCACCATTAGTTACTACAAAATGTTTACCATTAAATTCTGCTACACAGTTTCTTGACAAAACGCCTGAGTCATCAAATAGCTTTTTAATGTCAAATACTAAATTACCACCTGTAAAGGTCATAATGTATGTAGTGTTTTCCTTATATATTATAAAAGATTGTTTAAGTGGAAACCCATCTACAATAAATTCACCTGCATCACCTACTGTTGCTGAACCTGCATCGTTTGTACTAGATGCTGTCCAAGAACTAGGTAGCGTAAGGTTTTCTGCTGCATCTCCCCATCTAACCTTATTAGGTAGATTAGTAGAAGATTCAGTCATGTTTAAAGCTATTAAATAATTACCAAAAGGTCTTATTACTCTGCAAGTTGTACTTGATGGCCAGTTGGTTAAATCCGTAAACTTACTAGCACCTGTTGTTGCCAAGCATTGTGGGTCATCTACACCATTGTTTAAAATAGCTAATCCATTAAATATAGAGCCAGTCCAGTTGCCTGAAGCTGTTAAGTTAGTAGAGTAATCTCCACCTGATGCTCTTGTAAAATTAGTATGACTAGAGCCATCGTATCTGTAGATTTTAGCTGAACCAGCATAGAACCAATAGTTATTAGCTCCTGTTGACCAATTTAGGGCAAAATAGGGAGCTACAGTCGGTGTTCCAAAGACCTGATCTTGTCCTAATACTTTCTTAGCTGCGTTATCTTCAAACCTAGCATTTTGTGTATGTGAAAAAAATTCATTAGGTAATGCAGTATCATTTGTATCTTTAATCATTCCTTTCGGATTTAATACTTGAAGTGTTGGCATTATCCAGTTCTTCTCCACATATATGCAACAATGTATGGTTGTACGTTGTTATGAGCACCACCCCCACCAGTTGCATTTGTAGTCATTGTTCTACCAGGATTAGTGCTATCACCTGCTGATGGAAAATCAACATCTTCATCTTCACCATTACCTCTTAAAGCTGATGTGTGAGTATGTGATGGTAATTCAGCAGTGCTTAATGTATGAGTCTTAGCACCACCAGTTTCTTGTACTGTATCAAAATCACTATCACCTGCGTTTAAACCTACTATAACTCTACCAGCTCCAAAAGCTGCCCAAGTTCCAAACCCTAATAATGTTCCAGGATTGGTTGCTACTGCTGCGTTAATATAAATACTTCCTACAGGATATACAGCTTGTAAAGTTGTTGCTGTGTTAGATCCTATAGTCAATGTGCCTGATACTGTTAAGTTTCTAATACCTGTTGAGTCTTTACTAGCATCAACTGTTACGGCTTTAGATGCTTCTGCTGTTCCCAGCGTAGTTACATCTACATAATTTAATTCTGCTGTATTTGCTGTAACGCCATCTAGTAAATTTAATTCTGTATGTGTTGCTGATACTGCCCCAGTAATACTAGGAAAAGTTGCTTTGACTGTAGATTTTACCAATCTTATATGGTCATCACCTTCGTTAACTGGATCACCAGCTACTGGGTTTGAGCTATTTAAGTCTGATATATATGTTCCTGTTTCTAATCCCATTTAATTTCTCCTAGCCTTTGGGGTTGTTATCTTTAACTGATTTAATATGTGTATACCATGAGCCTGTTTTAGCAGTATCTCCTAATTTACCAGCATCTATATCTTTATATAACATATCAAGTTGGTTTACTATTGAGTCATAAAAGTTACTACCAGTATCTCCTGTTCTTCCTAGAAGCCAAGCGTTATCTACATACCATTTTTGAGTTGCTTGTATATCAGATAAAGTTTTTGCGTCTTCTTCTTTAGTTGTAATCGTTCCTTTGTTATCTACTATTGCTACCATTATGACCTCACAACTCCAAAAATTGTTAAATTAATTTTTGATGCACCTGTGCCACCTGCAAATATTAACTGAAATCCATTACAAGTATTTGCTTGTGTATCATTAATATAGCCATGACCTTGTGCAATTCTTGATGTCCCATTTGAACCCTCTCCACCTATTTGGTAAACGACTGATGGTGATATTTGTCCTTTAGAATCATTAGAATCAGATGCCCAACGACCACCTTGAGGGTTATTAAACATCATAAATCCATTCATTGGGTCTTTATCGCCACTTTTTTGTTGCTCTACAAGAGTAAATAAATCTGCTGCATCTGTAGTAATTCTTTTTTCTGAATTGTTGTGCGTTAAACCTAAAGTAGTTTGTCTATAATTTGAACTTGTAATTGCAGAACCTCCATCTAAAAATCTCATTTGTAAATCACCATCACCTTGTTGAGATATCCCATGAATAAAAACATAATAATTATCATAGCTTGAACTAAATCCAGTAAAAGAATAACTTGTTGTATTTGCTGAGGCATTATATTCATTTACTGCTGATACAAGTGCTAGTCCACCACCACCACCACCAGCTTCTGCCCATTTAACACCTGTAGCTTCTGATGAATCTGCTGTCAAAACATGATCGTTTGTACCTACAGCTAATGCTTGTGGATTACCACTACCATCGCCAATTAAAATCTTTCCTTTAGTAGATAAATCAACTGCTGTAAGAGCAGATGTTCCATTACCGATGATAACTCCGTTAGCTGTTAAACTAGTTGCTCCAGTACCACCACTACCTACTACAAGAGTTGCTGATAGTCCTGCTGATGTTCCACTGGTATTTTGTGAACCTGCTGCATTTACACCTGGTAAATCTATACTTGCAGATCCATTAAATGAAACTCCACCTATGTTTCTAGCAGTTGTAAGGGTTGCTGCTGAAGTAGCTGTTGCAGAATTTCCAGTACATGAGCCTGAAGAACCTGAAGTATTGCCTGTTACGTTGCCTGTTAACGCTCCAGCAAATCCTGTTGCAGTTAAAATGCCACTGCTTGAATTAAATGCTAAATTAGAACCTGACTTAGGTGCTAAATCTCCTGTAGCAGCAGTTGTAAATAATGGGAAACAAGTAGTATCACTACTTTCATCTGCTACTGTAACATTTGTAGATGTAGTAGCTGTAGCACTGTTTCCAGTACAACTTCCTGCACTTCCACTAGCATTTCCTGTTACGTTTCCTGTTAATGCACCTGCAAAACCAGTAGCTGTTAAAATTCCTGAATTAGAATTAAAGGCAAGATTACTTCCTGATTTAGGTGGAAGGTCGCCTGTTGCTGCTGTAACAAATAATGGAAAACATGTAGTATCGGTAGATTCATCTGCAACTGTTACGTTTGTAGAAAGAGTTGCTGTAGCTGAATTACCACTACAAGAACCTGAACTTCCTGATGTATTTTGATTACCTGCTGTATTAACGCCTGGCAAGTTTATACTTGCTGAACCATTAAAACTAACGCCACCAATATCTCTTGCTGTGGCTAAAACTGTTGCTGTTGCTGCATTTCCTGTAGTCGAACCTGATGTACCTGAAGTATTACCTGTTACATTTCCTGTAATATTTCCTGCAAAAGTACCTGACAATACATCTGTATTAGCATTAAAAGTTAATCCACTAGCTGTCTTTGGCCCTAAATCACCAGTTGCTGCAGTTGTAAACAAAGGAAAACAAGTAGTGTCTGTTGACTCATCAGCAACTGTAATTGCTGTAGGTACACCTTCAGCTTTAGAATCTAATTGTGTTTGTATAGCAGATGTTACACCATCTAAATAACCTGCTTCTGTAGAAGTTACTGCTGATACGCTAACATCTCCACTACCATCTGATACTAATAATCTTGAAACTGTAAGGTTTGCCATCTTAGAAAAGGCTATTGCTGCTGAAGCATTTACATCAGCGTTAATAATTACGCCACTTCCTATAGCTGCAACACCACCTGTTGATATTGTTAAATCACCTGATATAACTACAGGGTTAAAATTCGTTCCATCAGCTATTAATGCAGCACCACTTGTATTAGTTGCCATAAACAAGTCATCACCTGTTATGGTTAAATCTCCACCTATAGTAGCATTACTAGAAGTAGTCAATGTTCCAGAAGAAGTAAGACTTGTTGCTATAACTGCTGGTAGATTAGCTGCTAAATCTGTAATAGTTAATTTAAAATTAGATCCTGAATGTGCTATAGCAAATACAGATTCTGTATTAGGGGTTGTTGTTGCTGTTAAATCACTAAATTTTTGTGTTGCCATTTATTGTTCAGTCCATGTTGTAGTTGCTGTTGCTGGAACATCTTGCCAGTCATCAGGAGCTATTACAACTCCACCTTCTTGTTGTAATATTAATCCGTCCTCTGTTCCCAATACATTTAAGTTATCTTCTGTTTCAAAATATCCTACAGAAGTATTTTGAATAATACTCCACGTTGTAGCGTTTGTAGAAACTACAGTCCATGTAGTCATTAATATAATCCGTAGTCAATTCTTGTTACTGGTGCTGTGCCTGAGTGTCTATCTCTTTCGTTTGAAGTTATTATGTCTTCTTTGGCTCTGTCGTAAAATCCTGACCACACTTGTATTCTTTTATCGTTTTGTAAATAAGGCTCTGCTTCAACTAATGATCCATATAAATAAACATCTGGGTGATGCGTTAGCATATCGTTTGTAGTATTAGAGTCTGATAAAGCTGCAAATGTTTTGTAATAAGCTATTTCTATTTCATAAACACTATCAGGAATTGGTCTTAATTGTATATCATTGCCTTTGATTGAATAGGCTTTTGGGCAACCTACACTACTACCAGCTTGTAATCTGTCCATTATTTCAGGGGTTAAAAATTCTAAAGGTGTTTTTGTATCTGTGTTAAGTTTTATGTTACGCATAGCCACATAATCATCAGGTAATGAATAATATTCAGTATCAGCTATAGTATTAGCTGTTACTCTAGTTTCCATTCTTCTGATCTTGAAATCTCTTTTGTGCCTTGTTTCAGCTAAAGCTATAAAATCAGGGATAACATCTGTTAAATCACTTCTATCTAACCAAGAAGCTATAGATGTTTTGAGTTCTGCATATGTTGATATTGCCATTATGTCCTCATTTATTTAAATTTGCGTTTATTCCTTTTGTTTTTTGGTATTCTTCTTTTATTTCTTTCGTCTACAAATTTGATTATAGTCATAGGAGCTAATGCAGATGTTCCCAATAATCCAAGAGGAATGTTGTCAAAATCTTTTAAAGAACCTTTTGTTTTTGGTGTTCTATCTTTTTTAAATTGATATCTTGCCATTATATTACCCTAGATGTTGTTTTTAGATATTTATAATCAGGGCTGTTAAGTAGTTTCTTAATAGCCTTCATATCTTGTTTTTTATTTATATCAATTCCAAATTTAATTTTCCATTCTTGTGCAACCATTACTGGTATTCTTGCACACAAACGAAAGTCATCTCTTATACTGTGATCTTCCTCTTGCAGTCTTTTATTGTTTTGTATTAATTTAGACAAGTCAGGGGATTTGTATTGTATTGCAAATTCCCCTGAATGTTCTGAAAAATGAAAGGTTTCGCCATCTCCTAGCCTTCTTTTCATCTATTCACTAAGCTCCTCAATAAAAACTTTCGGTGAACCTGAAGCTGCAATACAAGACATCTTGTCAGCATTGTCTATCTTAAACACTTTAGGTTCATCGGCTACTAAACGTATGCCAGTAGTTACTGCCGAAGTAGTAGCTTTTCCAAAATCAACAAATACTTCTGATGTATTAGCTGTAACCCTTACATAAGTAACCCCATCACTAAAAGCATCAGTTCTGTTTGTACCTGTTTGAGTTACAGTAATTGTGTGATTTTTTATAACTCGTTGTCCGTAGCTCCAATTACTCATTCTTATCTCCTGATTATAAAAGTTACTTCAGCTAATACAGCATTTGTAGATGCACCAGTAGTAATCATTTCGATTGTATCACCTGAATTAACAACATTTAAAGCTGTAGGTTCAGATGAAAAAGTAGTTCCGTTTACTGAGCTAGTGTGTGTAAATGAAATTCCACCACCAGTTATAGCAACGCCACCTAACTCAAAAGATAGAACAGCAGGTGCTGTAGCAATAGTTCCTCTACCCATAGCTGTAATCTTTATAATTCTTCCACCATCTGGAACAACCACAAAAGAACTAGCAGCAGCAGATAAATTTGCTATCTCGCCTTTTAAAAAATAATCGTTTAATGTTCTCATTAAATATTCTCCATATTAATGACCCTCGTTCCGAAGCGATACGTTCTTCAAGGTCATCATTAATGTATCTAG